ATGCCGAGCGAGGACGCCGAAACATGGGAGGAAGATCCGGCGCGATTGCGTGATTTCGTGCTGGACGAGGAGTATCTGGGGCTCAGAGGAGACGTATATCCGAAGATCATTGACGTGCTCGAAGAGATCTTCGAGGGAGACTATAACGAGGCCGCCCTGTGCTGGGGTATCGGCGCAGGCAAGTCATACACCGCGAGTCTCGCGATCACATACCAGATTCACCGGACGCTGTGCCTGAGGTCACCACAGAGGACGCTGGGGATCGCCGAAGGCAGCACGATCTGCTTCATGAACATGTCCACCAATGGCGAGCAGGCGCGCCGGGTGGTTTTTGGCGAGATCCTGCAGCGGATTGAGCGATCTCCCTGGTTCGCGCGGCACAAGCCGAAGACGATGAGCCGTGAGCTGCGCTTTCCCAAGGACATCGCGGTGATCTGCGGCAACTCCGCGGAGACCTACCCGCTGGGCTACAACGTGCTCGGGGCGGTGATCGATGAGGCGAGCTGGCTGCTCGAAAGCGATGGGGGCAGGCGGGACTCGGCGGAGGAGATCTATAACGCGCTGCAGCGACGGATCCGCAGCCGGTTCCTCGATCAGGGCCTGCTGATCATGATCTCATCGCCGCGGCACCGGGGCGACTTCCTCGAGCGCAAGCTGCAGGAGGCTGAGAGTAACCCGAAGATCTACGCCTCACGGCGGGCGACGTGGGAGGTGAAGCCCGCCGGTACGTACTGCGGGGAGACCTTCGAGTGTGAGGGCCTGGAGGTGCCGGTCGAGTATCGTGACGAGTTCGAGCGTAATGCAACGCGCGCCCTGCGCGACCTCGCAGCGCGACCGGCCGAGGCATTCGAGCCATTCTTCCGCGACACCGACGTGCTCGAGCGGGCGGTCGATGCTGAGCTGCCGATCGCCTTTGACGCGCATGGGCACCTGACGGACGAGATCCGGCCGCAGCCGGGGAGAGAGTACTACGTGCATGTCGATCTCGGCCTGAAGCGCGACGCCTGCGGGATCGCCATGGCGCACTGCGAGGCCGAGGATGGGGGCGATCGGCCGACCGTGATCGTGGACCTGATGCTGCGTATCGTGCCCCCGAGCGACGGCGAGCTGGAGCTGGCGCAGATCCGCGGGCTGATCGAGCAGATCTCCGCGCGCGGCTTCGCGATCGGTCTGGTGACCTTCGACGGCTTCCAGAGCGCCGACAGCAGGCAGATTCTGCGGCGTAAGGGCCTGAATGTGGAGATCGCGTCGGTGGATCGAACGGCCTCGGCCTACGAGACGATGAAGGAGCTGCTCTACGACGGCCGCCTGCGGTGGTATCGGTACGAACCGCTGCTACGCGAGTGTAAGGGGCTGGAGATGATTCGCGGAGACAAGGTGGATCACCGCCACGGCGGCTCGAAGGATGTCGCCGACGCGGTAGCGGGGGCAGTCAACTCGGCGGTGGAGCGCTGGCGCGGGGGTGTGATGAGGGCGCACGTGGTGTGACGGCGGCAGCGGCGAACGGCGAGACGGCCGCAGGTGGGGGCGGTGACGGGAAGAGCGATCATCCGGGGCGCCAGCAGACGGCGTCCCGGGTTGGTGTACCGGAGGTGGCACCATGGACGAGGACAGACTGATGAAGGCGCACATCATCGGCGGAGAGGAGGGAAAGGGGCAGACGCGACAGCTGCCCGACAGTCGCTGGCAGGACGCCTACGACGCCGGGGAGGTGAAGGAGCCCCCGTATTCGCTCGAAGCGCTCGCGCAGCTTTACGAAATCAACTCGACGCACCGCGCGTGTGTTGATGCGAAGACCGTGAACATCTGCGGGCTGGGATACCGGTTCGTGCGCGTACGCGACGACGCGCAGCCGGAGGAGAGGCAGAGGTTGGAGGACCTGTTCAACCACTGCAATCCGGAGATGACCTTCACGGAGATTATGCGTGCGATCTGGACCGACGTGGAGACCGTCGGGAACGGATACCTGGAGGTCACGCGCAGCAGCGCGGGGGAGATCGACGGCTTCTACCACGTGCCCGCGACGACGATGAGGGTCAAGAGCGACCGCAGCGGCTTCGTGCAGATGCGGGACGGCAGAAGGCAGGAGTTCCGGAACCTCGGTGGGGTGTCCGCGGATGATGGTGAAACGCTCAATGAGATCGTGCACTTTCGGAAGTACACGCCTCAGTCGAGCTACTACGGGATGCCCGACATCATGCCCGCGATCACTGCGGTGGGCGGCGATCGCGCGGCGGCTGAGTACAACGTGAGCTTCTTCGAACACCATGCGATGCCGCGGATGGCGGTGATCTTCGAGGGCGGCCCGCCTCCGAAGGATGTCCTGCATCAGATCCGGCGTTTCATGGAGACGGAGGTCAAGGCGAAGGCGCACCGGACGCTGGTGCTTGAGATGCCAGGCTCTTCAACGGTGCGACTGGAGCCGCTGGGGGAGACCGGCGGCGATGACGCGAGCTTCCTGAAGTACCGGAAGGCCAATCGCGACGAGATTCTGATGGTCCATCGGGTGCCGCCGAGCAAGATCACGATCGTGGAGAACGCGAACCTTGCGAATAGCCGCGACCAGGACAAGACCTTCCGCGAGCAGGTGGTGCGGCCTGAACAGAGGCGCGTGGAGTATCAGATCAACCGGATGATACGGGAGCAGATGGGCATCGACGGCTGGGAGTTCCGCTTCCGGGAGATGGATCTGAGCGAGGAGCATCAGCAGGCCCAGATCGCCGAGATATACTCGAAGATCGGCGTCTGGACGCCGGATGAGATTCGGGCGAAGCAGGGCCTCGAGCCGCTCGGCGAGCGGGCGACGAGCACGGAGGTGAGCTGATGGGAGCAGAGGCACAGATGGGCGAGTTCGCCGTGTCGCTGCCGATGACGAAGGTCTGGCGCGGCGCGGACGGCACGCTGCGATTTGAGGGGGTGGCGTCATCGACGCGGCTTGACAGGCAGAAGGAGCGGATGACCCCAAACGCGATCCGGAAGATGGCCACGCAGACCGGCCTGGACCTGCTGCCTTCGCACGACGCGGGAGCGCTGGAGGAGCTGGGCGTAGTGGAGGAGGCGTGGGTGGACAACGATCAGTTTCGGATCGCGGGGCGGCTCGATGAGAGCAATCCCGAGGCGGTGCGGCTGTTCGAGAAGGTGTCACAGGGGCGGAGATACGGTCTGAGCGTTGGGGGGCGCGTGACGAAGGCGTTCTGGCGCCACGACGATGAGGCCGGGCGTCAGATTCGGTTCATCGATGACGTGGAGCTGGATCACGTGGCGGTGTGCCGACCCGCCGCGGCCGCGAACCCGGACACCTATCTTTCGACGCTGGCGAAGGCCGCGGAGGGCATGACCGAGCCGGCCCCGGATGGTGAGGACGAGGCCGCGATGCTTGCGCGCGTCGGACGGGCGGCGGTGCAGGCGGCGCGGAGTCTGTGGCCGTTCGCGAAGAGCGAGGTGAAGCAGATGGACGACGGCGGTGAGGAGTTGGCCGAGGAGCTGGCGGCGATGCGGGCGCTGCGCAAGAGCGTGGAGGATGCGCTGGCGCGACTGAATGATGCGCTGGAGAAGATGGCGGAGGGCGCAGAGGATGGCGAATTGGCGGAGGCGGAGGCCGATGAATCGGAGGAGCCGACGCCGGGGGTATCTCGCGCCATCGCCGGCCAGGAGCGAAGCGCGGGGGGCGACATGTGGAGCGGGGTCGTGTGAGGGGGCGCTGCGGGTGACAAGGGAGACTGAGGCAGGAGAGCGCGAAGTGCAGATGGCGTACCACAGGGAGTGTTCGTTTTGAGCCAGGAAGAGATGCTGCAGAAGGCCGTCGATACCACGGATCTGCTCGGTGGTGGGCTGCTCAACACCGGGCAGTACGACCGGTTTGTAGAGATGTCTGTGGACCAGTCGGTGATGCTCAAGGACGCGCGCGTGGTGCGGATGCACAGTGCGGTCATGGAGCTCGACAAGATTGCGACCAGCGGGCGCGTCAGTCAGCTTCGCACCGAGGGCGTGGCGCCGGCAACGCTGTCTGAGCCCGGCTTCTCGAAGGTGACGCTCACGGCGGTGGACATCATCACACCCTTCGAGCTGACGATGCAGGCGCTCGAGGACAGCATCGAGCGCGGGGACCTCGAGAACACCGTTGTGCGTGTGATGGCGCGGCAGACCGCGACCGACCTCGAGGAGCTCGCGATACAGGGCGACACGTCCTCCGGCGACAGCTTCCTGCAGGGCCTCGACGGCTGGCGGAAGCTCGCCGAGAGCGCGAACAAGGTTAACCTTGAGGGCGCGACGCTCGACAAGAGCGCGCTCTCAGCGATGTACAAGGCGCTGCCGAATCGCTACAAGCGCAACCACGGCGACCTGCGCTACTACTTCGCGCCCGGCGCCGTGCAGGACTGGCACGACACGTTCAGCGATCGCGCCAGCGCGCTCGGCGATGAGGCGATGACCAGCGCGACGGCGCCTCCGTACATGGGTGTGCCGCTGACCGCGGTGCCGAGCATTCCGACCGACCAGGATGGCGTGGACGGTTATTCGGGCTCGAACCTGAGCTACGGCTTCCTGACGCCGCGCGAGAACCTGGTCTTCGGCATCCACCGGGAGATCCGCATCGACAAGGACCGCGACATCCTGCGCGGGGTGAACATCTACACGATCACCACACGCGTTGCGGTAGCGTTCGAGGACAATGACGCGGTTGTACTGGCGGTGAACCTGGGCCTGAGCGCGTAGCGGCGGGACGGGCGTGCCGGCAGTAGCGGCTGGCGACGATGGCGGGCGAGGGCGGCAACCCATGGAGCGGGGCGCCCTCGCCCGCACGTCGTGTCTTTAGGGAGAGGCAGGCGGCAGCGGGCAGGCCGGCGGTTCGATGGAGACGAGAACGGAGGTGCGGGAAGTTGGCTCGACCGCAGATGCTCTACACCGGGCCGGAGGGCGCGGTGAGTTACGAGGCGATCGGGAATGTCGAGGTCGGGAGTGGCGACAAGGGCACCATTGCGCTGTGGTTTCACCATGCCGTCTGGGGGCAGCGCAACGAGATCGTCAAGGTGATCGTGGATGACGACAATCAGATGCGGATTCGAATCGACCAGGAGCGGTGGGTATTCGAGACGCGTGTGAGTGGGGTGGTGAAGCAGGCACTGTTCACCGGCACCCCGGTGCAATGGCGGCATGTGGTCGCGACGTGGGATTTCAGCGCCGGCCCGGAGGATGGCGTGCTGAAGCTGTACCTCGACGGTATCGAGGTGGCGTCAGTGACGGGCGCGTGGGCGCTGGTGGGCCCGCCTGCGGAGATCATCGTCGGGCCCGGCACCGCAGATCTGCCGGCATCGCGCGGCCACGTCACGGACACGCTGTGCGTGTGGAATGATGCGATCAGCGCCGCAGCCGTGGAGGCGCTCTACGAGCGCGGGCGGCACTACGTGCCGCGCGAGGAGGATGGCGCGGGGACGCTGACGATGCGGGCGACGTGGGACGGGAGCTTCGATGCCGACGTGGCCGAAGGCTCGGGCGTCGCGACGCTCATCGGCGCGGCGGACCAGTACTGCCGGCTGGACGTGGGATCGCGTCGGCAGGGCAACCGTTTCAGCTACCTGCTGGGGCTGCCCGACCACGACGATCCTTACAACGAGCGCGTGCCGGGCGATGCCGTGCTGGTCAGCGAGGCGGCAGGCACGTCGATCACAAATATGGACGACCACGCGCAGATCGACGTCGATGCGTCGGGCGTGTATGTGGGTGTGAACTACCAGCTCGCGCCGTGGCTGCCGGAGCCGATGGCGCCGATGACGCTGCGGGTGACGCTGTATGTGCCGAACGCGCACACGCCTGGTGATCTGCCGGTGGCCATCGGGGCGGTCAACTACTACAAGGGGGACGAGGCGCGCCTCGTCTGCGGCGAGGGTTGCACGACGAACACGATCGTGGCCAGCGGCATTGACGAGGCTGACGGTTTCTGGGCCGGGGCTGAGCTGCACATGCTCACCGGCAACGCGCGGAACCAGAAGCTGCGAGTGGCCGACAGCAGCCAGGCGGGCCAATCGCTGACACTGGACGGTCAGCTCTCGGAGGCGCCGGCGGCCGGAGATGTGGCGATCGTGACGAGGCCCGGGCGGCTGGAGCCGCCGACCTACGACGGCCACCTGTATCGTCTGGAGTGCGACCTGTGTGAGGGCAACTACCGGTTCCAGTCGGTGGAGACGGCCGCGATGAACTCGCAGGGCGGCTACACGTGCATCAACTACGGACGGCTGCAGCGCTATCCGGTGGAGATGAGCGCAAACCAGGTGCGTTTCGGCAAGCGCGGCGAGGGGACGTTTGCGAGCTGGCAGTGCCGGATTCTGCTGGAGCGCATCGAGGTGGACGGGCCGGGCGTGTACGCGAAGACGACGGCGCCGGACGATACCTTCCTGGTGACCGATCCGCACACGGGTGAAAGCATCAAGCTGTGGCGGACTGAGGGCGTTGAGCGGGAGGTTCGGATTCCGGAGCAGTACTCCGACCCGCAGGCGATTCAGGACGCGATCATGGAGCCTGGCACGTGGCGGCACTCGCTGGCCTACTGGCCGACGTGGATGGAGTATGAGCCGGAGTATGAGCGTATCCGGGCGCTGGCGGTCGGTGAGGATGAGTCCGGTGTTCAGCGGGCGGGATACATTCTCGGGACGTGGGATGAGACGCTCGGACACGTGGTCTGGGAGGATGACCCCGACCCGCGCAATCCGTTCCTCGAGATCGAGCAACTGAAGCGTGTTCTGGAGCGCTTTGGGGCGCACTACACCGAGCTGCCGGCGCTGAACGCGGTGTTCGAGGTGGCGGAGGGTGACTGGGTTTTGTTCTTTACCGCCGGAAGCAGCAGCGACCACATCGCCGGCTGCGCGCTGACCGGGGCACCGGACCGCTATTCATTCGACCCCGAGAAGCATTTCGATCCGCAGCTCAATCCGCTGACGCCGGCGGACGAAGGAATCGACAAGGTGGTGCCGGAGGGCGGCGGCGCGACGTTGTACGGGAACTGGGATCATGAGCCGCGATTCGTGCAGAACCCGTGGCGTTGCGCCAGAGGGAACCGCTTTTTGGGTTACGCGCGGGCGAAGACGATTGTGAACAACGCCAACAACCTGAACCAGGAGCTCTCGCGGCCGCTGGCCTGCCTGATGAGCGAGGACATGCGGAACCTGCGCCGGCGGCCGTGGCGGAACGCGATGATCGTGCCGTGCTACGGCTGGTTCCACTGGCCACATCCAGAGTGGTTTGGGCCGAACACGCCGGGGCTGGTGGTGGACGATGGGGGCGTGACGCTGTCGGATGTGACGCTGTACGCCTCGGAGGACGGCGCACATGTCCAGAACCCGCTGGGGCAGCCGCTGATTCCGCGGTACTCCCCGCCCTTCAACGCGGGCTATATCATGCCGCGCTCGAACCCTGTGCGTCTGGGGCGCAGGCGGCTGTACTGGTATATCTCCGGCAAGACGGGGCTCGAGGGGAACATGGCGACGATTCGGCTCGACGGCGAGGCGCTGTATCGACTGAGTGACGGTGAGACGACCGGCGAGCTGGAGACGAGCGAGCTGGTGCGCGAGCGAGAGACGTGGGACAACCTGCGTCTGAACGTGGACCCGAAGGGCGGCGAGGTGAGTGTCTGCGTGGTGGACGCGGAGACCGATGAGCCGCTGGCGGGGTTTGACCACGGGGACTTCGATGGTGTGGGCGATGAGGTGGACGCGCGTGCCACGTGGAACGGCGCGGGCCTGACGGAGGTCGGCCTCGATAGTATTCGGCTGCGCTTCCGACTGACGCGGGCGACCGCCGAGGATCCGTCGCCGGAGCTTTATGCATGGCGGATCGCGCGTTGGCGGAGCGAGAATCGTCCGAGCGTAAGCGGTCTACGCGTGGAGGGCGCGGTGAATCCGACGCGGGTGGCGGACCCGAAGCCGGAGCTGTCGTGGGAGTTCCAGGATCGTGAGGGGCGCACGCAGACGGCCTTTCAGGTGCTGGTAAGCTCGAGCCAGGAGAAGCTGGATGCGGGCGAGGGTGACCTGTGGGACAGCGGCGTGGTGGTTTCGGACGCGCAGACGGTAGAGTACGCCGGTGCGCAGCTTGGCTCGGAGCAGACGCACTTTTGGAAGGTGCGTGTGCGCAATGATGAAGGAGTGTGGTCCGAGGAATGGTAGCCAGCGGAGTGTTCACGACGGTGAGCCTCGTCAGTTACTGCAGCGCGGCGGACGTCCTGGCACAACTGCAGGGCTACGATACGAGCGGGTGGGGCAGCGCCGAGGAGCTGGAGACCGCGATCACGGGGCTGCTCGCGCAGACGCGGGAGGCGGTGGACGGGGTTGCGGGCCGCGACTTCATGCTGCACCCCGGCGAGACGGTGCGGCTGGACGGTAGCGGCACGCGCGTGCTGCTGCTGAGCCCGCACGGCCTGCATCCGGTGACACAGATCGAGAGCGTGGTGGTTGAGGGCCGGGCGCTTGAGGAGAGCGACTGGCTGTTTTACGCCGAGGAGGGCGCGCTGGTGCTGGCGGCGTCAAGCACGTTCGGCGTGCGCTTTCCGGAGGGGAATCAGAACGTGGAGGTAACGCTTGACTGGGGCTATGAGACGCCTCCAGCGGATGTGCGGCTGGCGCAGGCGAAGCTAACGGCGGCGGAGCTGCTGGCGCGCAACAGCGGCGAGCAGGGCGGTGTGGAGGCGGTACGGATCGGCGACTACAGCGTGCGTTACGAGGAAGGGCGCCACGGGTACACGATCAGGCGGCTGGTGGCCGAGGCCGAGGAGCTTTTGGGGCGCCATCGGCGGCCGGAGCTATGCGTGATCTGAGAGGAGCGATGACCGATGGCGGATGACACCTTCCTGGCGCTGCTGACCGGGAGCGCGGAGGTGCTGCGGCCGGAGGTGGCGCTGAGCAGTGATGGTGCGCCGATGACGCCGACGTATGAGCGCGCGATGACGGGCCTGCGGGTGCGGATGGCGCCGGCGGGAACGCTGAGCGATGACGGGCTGCTTGGGCGTCGGGAGAGCGTGACGCACGTGGTGTACGCCGAGCCGGCGGACGTGCGGGCGTCGGACCGACTGGTGCTGCGACCGGAGACGTGGACGCTGGCCGCAGATGCGCCTGCCGGCAGTGACCTGCTGTCATTCGGGGCGCTGGAGGCTCCGGTCGAGGGGCAGTGCCTGGAGGTTGGCAGCGGCGACACGATGGAGACCGTGACGGTGCGCGAGGTGGAGGACGGGACAGTGTACGTGACGCCTGCGCTGACCTGCGATCATCTCGAGGGCGATCCGGTGGTGGCGGTTGATCGCTACGAGGTGATCGAGGTTGAGGACGTGGCGGGCGCGGGTCATCACCTGCGGCTGCTGGCGCGCGAGCTGTAGGGGCGTCGGGTCGTGGTGCTGGAGAGCGGGCGGCAGCGATGCCGCCCGCTTCGCATTTGCGGCGCTCCTCGAGTGATGAGAGGAGAGAGCGATGGTCGCGGATATGTTCCATCAGAACAAGATTGCGCGGGCGATTCGGCTGCTGTGTCAGGGAGCGACAGCGCTGACTGCTGATGTGGATGGCGGCGATGAGCTGACGGTGGGCTCGAACGAGCTGTTCGAGGTCGGGCAGCAGGTCAGGCTGGTGGACACGGCGGGCAGCGAGGAGTTGACGGTGGCGGAGCTGGTGGGCCTGACGACGGTGCGGCTGACGGGGGCGGTGTCGGGGGAATACCTGACCTCGCGCGGCGCGCGGCTTGAGGTGGTGGACGGGTCGTTGCCGGAACTGCGCTGGGTGGGGCAGGGCTCCCCGGAGCTGCTGCCCGGCATTGCGCCGGAGAGCTTCCCGTGCGCGCTGGTGCTGCCGACGACGATGGAGCAGCCGCTAAACCGTGGGAGCAACCGGACCTTCCAGCAGGACTACCGTTTCGAGGTTTATTACGTCCGGGAGCACGGCGAGGGGGAGGCTGCGAACGTCGAGGTGGTGGATGAGGCGGGGAAGCTGTTCAACCTGCTGATGAGCGACCCGTATCTGGGTGGGACCTGCTGGCACAGCCAGGTGGTCGAGGTGAACGCCCGGCCGGATGTGCAGGAGCGGATGCGGGAGCGTGAGTGGCCGCTTCGGGTGGTGAGGATGACGATGCTGGCGCGGCGGGCGGCAGTATGGCAGTGACGGGCGGACCGCGAGGACAACGAGGCGCTGACGGATAGAGGGTGAGGCGACGATGGGCGTTGCACTGGCACAGGAGGGGAGCTTCGGCTTCTCGATTCAGGCGCAGAAGGGCGTATATGAGGCGCCGTCTACGTGGCTGCCGCTGGTAAAGCGCAGCGGCGGTCGCGGCGAGGAGATCGTGCTGCAGCGGAACATCACGCTGCTTGATATGGCCGACAGGAACGCGTTTCAGAGCCTGTACTACTCGGCGGGCGAGTGGGCCGAGGGCGAGGTTGCGGTGCCGATGATCCCGGGCTCGCTGAGTGCGCTGCTGTCGTGGATCCAGGATCGCGACAGCGAGGCCCAGGGCCGGTGGGCGTCGGTGGTGGTCGACTGCGTCAACAGCGTCAAGAAGCTGACCGACGCGAAGGTGCGGCGGGCGACAGTGAGCCTGGTGAAGGGCCAGCCGGTGATCTGCACCCTGGACGTTGGTGCGCTGAAGATGGAGTCCGGGACGTCGCCTGCGCCGACGCTGCCGACGGCCGTGCCGTACATCTTCCGGGAGGCGACCGTGGAGATCGCGACGGGCGGTGGTGCGCTGGCGGAGGACATCAACTGCGAGCGGATCGACATCGTGATCGACAACTCGGTGGAGGCGATGGCCGAGGGGATGCGGGTGACGGAGGACACCGCGCCGCAGCAGATGTACAACCTCGCGGGCGTGCGCTGCTGGGGCAGTTTCAGCCGGGACTTTGTGGACGAGGCGGTGTACGCGGACTTCGCGAGCGGGCAGGAGGCGGCACTAGCGGTGACACTGGCGCGCGGTGCGGCGAGCGCGGTGATCTCGCTGCCGCGGCTGGTATACACCGGCAGTGACATGGGCCTGCCGGGCAGCCACGACCAGCGGATCGTGGAGCGCGTGGAGTTTGTGGCACTTGGGAGCTTCGATGGAGTGACCGCGCCGGTCGCGCTGACGTGACAGGAGGCGGATGACGCGCGAGCGCGCGCGGGGGAGGCATCGATGAACGAGGAGATGACGGTGCGGCTGTATCGGACCACGGACCTGACGGAGGCGGCTGCGTTGTGGTCACTGGGGCATCCGCTGCACGCAATTGAGGTGCAGGGCGGCTGGGCGACCTTCGTGATCGGGCATACCCTGGAGCCGGAGGAGTTCGCGAAGCTGACGGAGGCCTACGCGCGAGGAGAGCTGCTGGTAGAGGCAGGCGAGTTCGCGCGGCGACGGAACGAGACCGCGGCGAAAATGCGCCGGGCGCTGGCCGAGGAGGCGTCGGGTGATGCGGGAGCGTGACCGACATGAGCAGGCCTGGGTGCTTGGTGCTGCGGGGCGGATGACCACGCGGCGCTTCGAGGGCGCGGCGAGGAACGGTGAGCGGCCGTGGGTGGTCCTGCGGCCGCTCACCGTACGCGAGGCCATGCAGGTTGAGGCGCTGGCGCTGGCTGAGGAGTACGAGTTGGGCATGTTTGGTGTGCCGCAGTTGGTGGAGCGCACATGGGACGTCAGGGCCGCGCTGGCGTACGAGCTGGAGTGCTGCGTGATTGAGCGTGGGCCGGCGGCGAGAGGCGCGTGGCTCCGGGAACGTCTCGACGCGGTGAACATGCGACGGACTGAGGATATGGCGCTGCTCGGCGAGACCCGAGAGCTTCTAACCGCCGCTGCGCGGGCGACGGCGCTGGGGCTGGAGGTCGCCGGGCTGGACCTGCCGGACGATGACGCCACGGAGACACTGCGGGAGGGGCACGATTTCGCGACCACGGAGGAGCTTCATGCACGCAATGAGGCAGCCGCGAGGCGCGTGAAGCCAACGCTGAGCGGACGGCTGGCACGGACGGTCCTGCGGGAGATGGCGTGGTTTGAGTGGTCGGGTGTGCTTCCCGGAGGTGTGCCCTGGGACGAGCAGCCGGCGTGGCGCGCAGCGCTGTGGGAGCACTGGCTGGGTGAGAGCGAGCAGGCCCGGGAGGGGCTGTCGCTGCCCGACGCGCGCGAGGAGTCGATGCCTCGCGAGGGGGCGGATGGCACGCCGCCGCGGGTCGTGTGCGAGGCCAGGGCGGCGCCCGTGAGTGAGGGGCGGCGGATGGGTCACGCAGGCCGGGATGGTGGTCCGGGGGCGTCGGCCGCGGTCGTGTCATGGCCGCGTGCGGCCATGCCGCGTGGGGCGCGCACTGGAGCGGGACTGACGCCGGCCGGCAATGCGCGAATGGCGCCGATCGCGGAGGAGAGCGAGAGCAGCTGCCGATGGCCGGGCGCTCACGTTGCGGCGGCGCAGGGGTGCACGAGATACGGTCGGGATGAGGCGCGAAACCGGCGCGTGGAGGCCTCCAGGCGACACAGAGCGCGGCTGGAGCTGCACAGGTAGCGGCAGTGCGGGCGAGAGAGACTGAGGCGATGGAAGGTGGGAGCCGATGGCGCTTGTGAACCCGGGGCTCGGAGAGCAGATCATCGAATGTGTGACGCAGATACGGGCGATGGAGGCCGAGGCGGAGGACGACAGCATTGACGGAGCAACCGCGAAAGCGATGCTGTCCGCGAATGTCATCGTCATCGCGAGCGCGCTGGCGCGGGACGATGGCACGAACGCGCTGGACTACGAGGATGTCGACCGGAGCGCTGAGGAGAGCTATCACAAGCGCAACTGCGTGGGGATGATGGCGACGCTGCTGCAGCGGCTGCAGGCTGAGCCGGTGCGCACATGGCCGGAGGTCGATACGCTGGCGGGACTGCTTGATGACCTGCACTCAACAGAGGACCTCACGTGGCGGCGGGAGATCGTGCGGCTCGGCGACGAGGAGGCGATCACCGTTGAGCGAGCACAGACGGTCGCCGGCAGCGTGAGCTTCGAGACGCCCGAGGGGACGCTGACCGCAGACCTCTACGAGGCGCGGAGCCCGGATGTGGTGCTGAACGGAGCGCCGGTGTACCTGCTGGAAGCGATGGCCGAGGAGGGCGCCGAAGCGCCGACGGGGCGATACGCGCTCATGGTTGATGACCCGTGGTGGGGACGTCGGATCCAGCCGGCAGCATTCGTCGAGGGGCCGCTGAGCGAGGAGTTCACGATGGGCTACCGGCTGAAAGGGCGGATCCTCGAGGACGGCACGCCGGTTGAGGGCGCGAACGTGAGCCTGGAGCTGGAGCTGCAGACGGTCGAGGATGGCCCTGTCATCTGCTGGGACAGCGTGGAGTACAACGAGCTTGTCTGGGACAGCGAGCTGGAAACGTGGGTGGAGGGCGCGCAGGTGCTGGCGCCGATCCGGACGGACCTCGACGGCCGCTGGGAGACGATCGTGCCGAAGGGCGATGGTGCGATATACCAGCGGGCAGGCGACCGCCGGGATGATACGCCGCAGACGGCGGCAAGGCGGCTGGCGCGCCACGTTGACGAGGTGCGCTGCGCCTGGCAGGGACGGAAGGTCGCGCTGAGCGAGGGGGAGGAGGCGGTGCTGGATGTGCTCAGCGGGACGCTGGAAGTGCGCGGCGAGCCGGGCACGACGGTACTTGTGGGGATGCTGGATGATCCCGGCAGTGCGTACACGATCCCGGCGGGCGGGGCGGTGACGCTCACGGGGCTTCCGGAGGCCGGGCATAGCGTGGTCGCGTGCAGGCTGACGTCGTGGGGGACATGGGATCAAAGCTACGGCTGCGCACGGCAGATAGCCCAGGTTCGGCGCGGAGAGAGCACGAGCGTAGACCTGGGGTCGATGGAGCACTACACGGACCCGAACCTCGTTGCGGGGCGGGTATACGAGCGGCCGGGAGTGCCCGCGAGCGGGATCGAGATCGTGGCGATCGACACGATGACCTACGAGCTCGTGGGCACGATCGCGACGACGGACGGCGACGGCTACTGGGAGGCAGTTGTGCCGCCGGAGGGCCTCGGCGGACAGCCGGCGATCCACGACCCGGTGTGGGGATCGCTGCCGGTGCTGGGCTGGCCGTACTCGGACGTGGTGCTGGGCGCACGGGCATACTCGTCGTCGGCGGAGGACTACAAGCCCGAGGCATGGCGGCGACCGCTGCGCGGGCACAAGAACTTTCAGTTCTGCCCCGGGAGCGTGGAAGTGCGTGACGCGGAGACAGGCGAGGCGTATGCGACGGAGGAGACGGCGTACGGTGGCTGGGTGACCGCACAGACGCTGCCGAAGTTCAAGTATGTCGCGGATCTCGAGGAGCTGGTCGAGTGGGGTGCGCAGGCGCGGCAGTATGACATCGTGGTGGATGGAGAGGTTGTCGACCCGAGCTTCGAGCTGCGCGGGCAGCCGTTTGACGACACCGGGAGCGGCGCGGGCGAGTACCGGGCCGCGGGATACTCGCCGGAATTCAAGATGCTGCTGGGCGGCAAGGTGCGCGGGCACGTGCTGTCCGGGCGGCAGGAGCGCGTCAATGCGAACCTGCCGGAGGCGGCGCGTGTGGGCCTGGAGTTCGGCGAACATCGCTGGTTCGTCGAGGCCCGGGCGGTCGGTGGCGAGCAGGTGCGTTCGGCCCTCAGCGGATCGATCTGTCCCTACTGCGGTGGGCCGGTGCATCGCGGGCCGAGCGGGCAATTCTTGCGCGGGTACTGCACGCAATGCGCAGGGGCGTTCGGGCGCGGCGATGCGATGGACGCGAGGGGCTACTTCGAGACGCCGACGCTGCCCAAGCGGACAGAGCCGGGCTACGACATGCGGATCGTGCGGATCTCCGAGCGCGACGGCTGCTGGTCCCGAAGGCTGGGCTGCCACTGGCGGCCGGACCTGTACGACGAGAGCGACGCGTTCATCACGCAGAGCGGATCGGGGCAGCCGACGAACGCGCCGCGGTGGGTTGCGCGACACGTGAGCGAATTCGGTGACGGGCTGGGCTTCGGGCGCTTCGACGGCGACCTGGCTGAGCCGTGGGTGCCGGGGCACGACGTTGCGTGGTTCGAGGCGCTGCCTGAGGTCGACCGCCCGCTTGGGCTGGCTGCGATGAAGCTGATCTTCCCGCCGGGGCATGTGGCGCCGCTGACGTACACGGTGGAGATCGATTGCGTGCGGGTGGACGGGCAGATTGAGACGCGGACGGTGACGATTCCCGCCGGGACGCGCGGCCCCGATGGCGACGATGAGTTCGGTGACGCGATCCCGATAGTGGAGGGCGACCTGCTGGCGGCGGAGGACACGGGCAGCCCCTACCGGGACGTGGGCCTGTATGTGGCGGTGGTGGAGGTGCGGCTGGTTGATCCTCAGAGCGCGCCGGGCTGCGAGTTCACGATCGTCAACGACGTGCCCTGGCTGGCCGACGACGCGGGTGTGCCGGTAGTTCGCGGGGAGGCGACGCCGTGGGCGGTGCAGATCGGGGCGCGCCAGGGCCAGCCACATCTGCTGGACGACGCGGTGGGGCAGCTCTTCCTGTTCTACGTGCGCGAGGGGAATCTGTGGATGCGCCGGCGCAGCGGACTGCCGGGCGAGTGGGCTGAGGCGCGGCGGATCACCGACGGTGGCGACGCGTCGGAGCCGTCGGCATGCAAGGACGGGAGCGGGCGGCTGATCGTGGCGTGCGGCAGGGACGGCGGCGGGGCGCGGCTGCTACGCTCTCGCGATGACGGCAGAACGTGGGAGGAGATTGAGTGATGGCGGCCATCAGCGGACTTGCGCACCCGATGGCGTTCGAGCACAACGGGCTGCTCTACCTGATCGGCTACCGGGCGGGCGGGCAGTACCTGCGGCGCAGCGCGGACGGTGGGCAGACGTGGCTGAGGTTCTCGGACGGGAGCGAGGAGGCGGAGGTGGCGGCGGAGTCGGACGATCAGCGCGTGGCGTTCGTGAAGATGTCCACACAGGGGCGGGCGCTGATCGTGGGCGTGCCGCGCTGGCCCGAGATCGCGATCTATATCTCGCGCGATGATGGAGAGACGTGGGAGGTAGAGGCGCCGGTCGAGGTCTGAGCGCGAGCGCGAACCGAGAGGACGAGGCGGGCCGGGCGCGACGGAGTGCGCCCGGCCCGCTGCATTGTGAGGAGGCTGACGATGGCGAGCAGAGTTGCGCCCGTAGCGGAGGTCGACCTGCTGGAGCCCGGCCAGCGCTACCAGGTGAAGTACGACGGATTCGCGAGAGCCGACCTCGTGGCGGACCTGCTGGCGACCGGGCAGGCGAGCACGAACTTCGTTGACTGGCGGGGGGAGCCCGCGGTTGGATCCGCGGCGCGGCACAGCGCGGCGATGGTGGTGGGACGCGGGGAGCTGAACGCGGTGATCGCGCGGCCGCTGCTCGACCTGTCACAGTCGATCGGGCTGGGGCACTTTCAGCCCATTGCAGGCACGTGGCAGGCGCTGAAGGGCATCGGGCTGCCCAACGAGGTGCGGCTGTATCAGTCGGACGGTCGTGCGAACCAGCTCACGGGCGTCGAGAGTCGCTTTGAGCTGCCGAGGAATCCGGTCTTCTGCATCTCGCTGTACCGCGCGGAGGCGGCGCCGGACCACGACTGGGCCGCGGCGGCGCCGAGGACGCAGATCAACTTCGGGATCGCCGGACGCGAGCACTGGGCCCTGGTGCTGCCCTACGCGGGGCCGGTGTTTCTGATGCACAACGGCGAGGGGGGCTGGGAGCGCGTGACGGAGACCGAGCGCAGCGTGCGCGTGCCGACGCTCGAGGGCTTCGGCAGTGGGCAGCGGCTGTTTCTGTGGGTGGCGTGCCTGCGCGAGCGGATTGTGATGTCAACGGACGGCTTCGCGGAGGACCTGTGGGTGTACGAGCGGCCGGGGCGGAGCCTGAGCATCCCGCAGGGGCGACTGCGGCTGACGCACATCGGGGGGCAGTGGATGTTCTCGATGTTCGCGGTGAAGATGCCGACCGCGACGATCGACAGCTGCGGAATCGACGCCGGCTACGACACGACAGACAGCGCGGGGCAGGTGCTGCTGCAGCTGCAACGTCGGCCGGTCAAGGATGGGGACGGGAACGTGCTGGCCGAGGCGGTGGCGGAGGACACGACGGCGCAGCGCAGCGACCTGACGGCGACACAGCGCGCATGGCGGGCGACGATCGAGCCGTACACATACGTGCAGGAGGGCTTCGGGACGGACCCGGAGACCGGGGAGGAGCTGGAGTTTCGCACCCAGGTCTCGCCGGAGCTTTACACCGTGCAGTCGGGGCAGTACGCGGAGGTCATCGACAATGGGGAGCGGGCGGTGACGGAGCTGAGCGCGGATGTGATGGCGCTGGAGAGCGATCATCCTGACGATCAGCGCGCGGTGCTGTGCGAGCTTGCTGTGGACAACCAGCTGGGCCAGCACAGCGGCATCGAGGAGCACCGCCGTGTGAACGTGCGATTGGGCTGGCGGATGTCGGACGCGACGACGAGCGTGGCCGACACCATGTCCGGATACGTGGTGGAGCCGCCGCCGATGACCGAGGAGGGTGGCCGGACGTCACTGAGGCTCACGCTGCTCGACCCGATGATCCGGCTGCGTGACGAGAAGTGCGACGGGCGCGCGCCGATCTTCGATGGCTGGCCAGTGATCGATGTCTTCCGCTGGGTGCTCGACCGCTGCGGGCTCTCGCGCGATGAGCAGAACCTGGAGGACACGGGGACGGAGCTGAGCGCCGGACAGCCGGAGCGGCCGCTGTGGCGCGTGGAGCCGGGGCGACCGTGGCTGGAGTTGCTGACGGAGGTGGCGCGCTTCGACCACGGAGCGGGGATCTTCTTCGACGCAAGCGGGGTGTTCACGAAGGCCTGCCCGCATTGCCGCGCGCTGCGGACGGCGGAGGACGTGACGCGGCACGACGGCGGTGCCGATGGCGCGTGCTCGAGCACGATCGACTGGGAGCTTTACACGCGGGTGTCGGAGGCCGGCGATGCTGCCGGCGCAGGCGAGATCCTGCGCCTCGAGCGACCACGGTTGAGCCTGTCGGCGCTGGAGGACTACGCGAACTACGTGATGGTCTCGGGCGTGGACGACGGAGGAGTGCCGGTGGCGGCGGTGGTCTACGACCCCGAGTCGATGTACGATCCGGCGAGCGACCGCTACGTGGGCTGGCGGAAGATGCATGTCGAGGCCCTGGAGGCATGCCGGTCGCAGGCGGCGGTGAACCGCCTGGCGCTGGAGCTGTTCGGTCAGTTGTCGCGGCGACCCGAGCACATCGAGATCGTGACACCGCTTCTGCCGCAGATGCGCATCGGGCAGGTGATAGCGGTCCGTGGCGGCGAGGATGTTGGGGCGACAGACAGCGCGTATCGCGTCACGGCGCTGCGGCACCGGCTGGATCGTACACGGGATGACGCTGAGGCGGCCGTGACGGAGATCAAGGCGCGCTGGATCGCGGATGGTGTGTGAGTCGGGCGGCGGAGGTGATGATATGGACGCGAACGACCTACGGGAGCTGATCGACAGCCGGGTGCGTCCCGGTCAGCCGGGAGCGAGCGTGGTGGTGCACCGAAGCCCGGCGCCGCGAGCGCTGGCGCCGACGGGCCACCTCGGCACGAACCGCTGGGACTGGGCCACGCAGAGCAATTGGGCGTACGGAGTGTACGGGCGCGGACGCTACGGCGTGGCGCGGTACCGTGCGATCGCGCGGGTGTACTGAGAGGAGCGATGACAGATGGCGGAGACGACCGAGAACTACGGCCTGACGACGGCGGTATCGGCTGATGATTTCATCGAGCCGGAGCACAACAACCGGATCGCGGACACCGTCGATCACGTGCTGGGGTCGGTGCTGCGGCGGCTTCTGACGCCGGGCGTGCATGAGGGATGGAGCATCCTCGCGGACCGGAGCGTGGGGGCGGGGCAGGGGCTGGTCGGCGCGTGCTGGTGCCGGACGGTGGAGGCGACGCCGATCGCGGGCCTGACCGACGGAGCGGTCAACTATGTATTCCTCGAGGCGAGCGCCACGGCACCGCGCGACGGGAGCGTGTCGGTCTTCGGCCAGCTCTCGGCCAGCGGACCGGACGACGCGATCTACCTCGGCACGATCGAGCTCGCGTCAGACGGCACCGTGGTGGCGATCGACAACGCGGCGGCTGGCGTCGATCGGCAGTGCTACGCGCTGGCGTGGGTAACGCTGCGCGGCTCGGGCACGGAGCCGTCAGTGCCCGCCGGCGGGGATGCGACGTTCACGGTCAGCCACGACCCGCTGCGGATTCCGGGGGCGATCACCCTCGAGAGCAGCTCGCCGGATTTCACCTGGGAGATCACGGGCGCTCACGCGGCAGATGGCTTTGCCGTGACCTGCACGAACAACGGTGGATCGGCCGCGGACTTCGAGTACACCTGGGAGCGCGAGGGGATCGCACCGTAAGCCGACGGATCAAAGGGGGCTGGGCCCCGTGGATGACGCGCAGAAGCTGACGGCGATCATCGCGGCTCTGAGCGGTCAGGCGTGGCCGCTGCTGAGGTGCACCGCCGCGGGCGTGCTCGGCGCGCTGGCGAACGTAGTGCTGGAGGACGAAGTGGTGGTGCTGCCGAGGATGCACGGGCGGCGGCTGCACCTGGGCTTTCTGGGCAACATGATCGTCTCGGTGACGATGGCGCATGTGGCGGACCAGGACTTCGCGACCTCGTTCTTCGCGGCGGTCTGCGGGACCACCACGCTGCGGACGTTCAAGTCACGTATAGAGAGCGCTTTCGAGTACGAACGAAAGGAGGTCGGTGAGGACGATGACGCCGGCTGAGTCGGTGTGTGCATGGCTGCTTGTTGCGGGGTTGGAGATCGCGTTTCTCGTTGGCGTGGCGCTGGTGTGGCGCTCGCTGGCGCGACTGCACGTGAACGGCCCGTGTCAGCTTGGGCTGGCGCTGCTGGTGATGGTCCGGCTGAGCACGGCTTCACTGCCGGCCGCAACGGATTCATGCACCGGGGCACTGTCATGGACGTGGCTGACTGAAGCGCTCTTTAGCTTCGTGTTTCTTTACACGCTCTATCACATGGGCATGCTCATCGCCGCCTGTCGGAGGTGAGCGCGCCACGGAAGCCGTGCACGAGGCGCCCGCCGACGAGGCGGGCGCTCAACATTGCAGGGAGGCGATCGGATGATGGATGTCATCGGCGGATGGCTGCAGGAGATCCTGCTGCCGGGCTTCGGGACCGTGCTGATGGGCGCGATCTTCGCGCTCGTGCGGCGCTACATCGCGAAGCTCGAGGACGAGCGGTTGCGGGAGCTGCTGCTCGAGCTCGTGGAGGCCGCGGAGCAGATCTACGGTCCCGGTCAGGGCGCAGAGAAGCGGCGATACGTCATGCAGAAGCTGCGTGAGCAGGGCGTCCCGGTAGTGGATCGAGAGAGGATCGAGGCCGCGGTCTTCAGGATGCAGGCCGGGTAAGCGGCGGGAGTGCGGCGATGACGGGTCCGGTAGAGTGCCGGGCCCGTCATGCACGTGACGGCTGAGAGTGAGGGAGAGCATGGCCACTGAACGCGAAGTGACGATCGAGCAGTTCCGGGAGCAGTTGTGGGAGGCGAAGGTTGGCCGGAGGATCGACGAGGTGGTGGTCCATCACACCTGGCGGCCGAGTGCGAGCGAGTATCGCGGCATCGAGACGGTGCGCGGGGTGCGGCGCTATCACATGGGTGTCCGCGGGTGGTCCGACAACGGCTATCATATCATGATCGGGCCGGATGGACGGGTCTTTCTGTGCCGGCCGCTCCACCGCGCGGGAGCGCATACCGCGGGTCGGAACGCGCACACGATCGGTCTGGCGCTGATCGCGAACTTCGATTGCGACGATCCCGAGACGTACGGGGGGCTGCCGGCGGCGCATCAGGTGGTGGCGGCGCTCCTGAAGCGCTTCGATCTGCGGCCGCGGGCGATTCGCTTCCATCGGGAGTTCGCGCCCAAGACCTGCCCGGGGCTGAAGCTGCGGCTGCCGGAGTTCCGCGACGACGTGGCGGACGCAGTCGCGTCCGTGGACGGCGGGAGGCCGAAGATCGTGCTGCTGCCGGGAAGCGAGACGGTGGACTGCAACGCGCGGGTGGAGGAGGGCGTAACGCGGGTGGATCTGCGCGCGCTGGCCGAAGCGCTGGGCTGGAGCGTGCATGATCACATTGACGACCAGGGGAAAGTCTATCTGAGCCGGTGA